AGATGGTGTGCGTGCAGGTGCTATAAGTTTAATTACAAGAGCAATAAGAAAAAACAATAAGCCAGAGCTTACAATTAATCAAATATTTTTTGAAAACGATGCATGGGCAGAAGATAAAGAGTCATATAAAATGGATACAATGAGTAAGGGTATATCTGCAAGTGACACTATAGATGTTATGGATAGAGATAAAATGGCAGAATTAATTAAGTTTATTTCTAATCATGAGATGGGCCCAAATCAATATAACAGATTAAAAAACGTAGATAAAACAATTAATCAAGCATTAGATAGAGCATACGAATATGTTTTAAGTGATGACTATTCATTAAAGGAGTTTATCAAATAATGGCTGAATGGGAAAAAGAGATTGCCGAACTCAAAACGGATGTTAAATATATTAGAGAAGATGTTAACATCATGCAAAAACAAATAAGAGATTTAAATAAAACTAGTAATATGGGGCTTGGAGGTATCAAAGTGCTTTTACTCATAGGCGGTATATTAGGAGCAATTTGGACATTTATTAAATTATCCGATTAATGGAGACATTATTACTAGCGATAACAGGTTTTAATTTATTTAGTAACGTAACAGAAGACGGAGGTACAAATAGTATGTTAGGTGGATTACCAGTAGAAATGATTACAATGCTAGGGTCTAGTGTATTAGGTGGAGTAATGTCTATCTGGTCACAAAGTATCAAAGCAAAACAAGACGAGCAAAAAATGTTATTGGCTAGAGCTGATAACCAAATGAAACATATAGAAAAAGCAAGAACATATGAGAACAAAGGTTTTCAATGGACTAGAAGAATCATAGCACTAACTGCTGTGTTTATGGTTATTGCATATCCTAAATTAGTTCCTGTATTTTTTGACGTTCCTGTTATCTTAACATGGACAGAATTTAAAAGTGGATTTTTATTTTTAATAGACCAAAAAGAAGTGTTAATGGATAAAGCCTTTGCAGGTGTAATTATAACTCCACTAGATACTCACTTGATGTCTGCAATAGTAGGATTGTATTTTGGAGGTAGCCTTGTTAAGAAATAGTTTAATTATATTATTAGTATTACTTGCAACAACAGCATTAGGGGATTCAACAAATGACAACAATGCACAAACAAACTCCTCGGGTAGCAACACGCAAATCACAGGAGGGTATACATCGACTACAACTAACACCTACTCGGGTGGACAAACAAACACAACAACGAGTACCACTTCATCTACTACCAATGGGTCAGATGTACCTGTCAACTCTGCAAACTCCCCTTCCTATTCGGCTATGTCTCAAGATGTGTGTAGCATGGGGATTAGTGGCTCTGTATCTACTCTTGGTTTTGGTGGTTCTTTTGGTAAGCATGTTCGTGACCTTAATTGTGAACGAATAAAATTATCTAAAGTATTATATGATTACGGAATGAAGGTAGCGGCTGTGTCAATTTTGTGTCAAGATGAGCGAGTATTTTTTGCAATGGAAATGGCAGGAACACCTTGTCCATTTGAAGGCAAGATTGGTAAAGAAGCTTTAGACCAATGGAACAAGTATGATATAGAAAGACCAGACTACAACTCCTATGTATCTAAATTAGAAACACGTTCTCGTATTGATGCTGAACTTGCAGAAATAGCAAGACAAGAAGAGGCTAGAAAACTAGCAGAAGAAAAAGCTAGGAAAGAAGCTGAACTTGCTACACTAAAAGAAGAAGAAAATCTTAACGATATAATTATTGAAACAAAAGAAATAAAAATAATTAACGTACACGGAGAATGAGGTATTTATACTATGGGATATGGTTTTCAATAGCCATATCATTTCTTTGTATCTACAGCATAGGAAATGCCCAAACAGTAAATACAGGAAACGTTCTTTCTAACTCTACTTTTGGAACGGGTAACACTACAAGTACAACTGGTTGGTCAACAGATGGTGATGATGGCGTTCACTCTCATGGTGCTTGGAATGGATTTCCATATCAAACAGGCATGGATGATAGTGGTGGTGTATTAGCATTTGAAGGTCATGAAGAAGATAATGTATATCAAGATGTAGATTTAGTTGATGATGGCCATTTAACACAACATCAAATGAATCAAGGTTTTACCTCAACCATGGAAGCAGATGTATGGTTTTGGAACAGCATTGAAAACACACTTACTCTTAAACAAACTGTTACAGGTTCTGATGGTTCAGTATCTACACAAGTTAGAGAGATAAATGACCATGACCCTAATAGAAATTTTAATGAGGGTACGTTTACAAACTACACAAATGTTTATACTCAAGGCTCAAATACACAAACAGATATTACAATTAGGGCGGAGTTGTATAATGAAACTGCAGGTACAACTTATGATAATTATCATCGTGGGCCAGATGTAGATAATGTTACATTAAATATATCGTATCAAGATATACCCCCTATTAATGAAGATACACAAGATATTATAGATGATATTGATACAGATATAGTAGATATAATAGAAGACATCCCAGAAGATTTTGATTGGTATAATGACGACTTACCTATATATGAGATACCAATAGAAGAAGAGATAGTATTTGAAGATGAGTTTACATTTGATGACTCATTTTATTTTGAAGATATTGAAACAGTTTATATAGATGAACTGCCTCCAATTGAAGAATTTGATATGGAGGTTTTTGAAGAAATGCCTACTATGGAAGAGGTATTTTTTGAAGAAGAATTTTCTGAACCAATGATGGTAACAGAAGAAATATTCACAGAAGAATTTGAGGAGGATTTTACTGAATTTTTAGAAGAGACTGGCATGGAAGAAGAGTTCATGGAGTTTCTTGAAGACGAAGGCATAACTGCCGAAGAATTTTTTGAAGAGATAACTGAGGAGGAGTTCGATGATGAACTTACTGAAGAATCTTTTGAAGAGTTTGAGGAGCCATTGGAAGATATCTCAACGGAGGAAGAAGGCATTTCTGAGGTTGAGGAAAATGAAACAGAAACAGTGGAGGAAGTTACTGAGTCAGAACCAGTAGAAGAGGAAAAAGAAGTTGCAACAAACAAAACAACAGAAGAAGAAGAACCCGATAGCACAGAATCTGAGGAGTCCGAAGTATCAACAGAAGATAGTGGAGAGCAAGAAGATATACAGTCGGAAAAAGTGGACACCAAAGACGGGGTTGTTGCAGATGTTAGAAATACCGAAAATAAATTAAAGAAGAATTTAAAAAATATAGCTAAACAAATAGCTAAAGTTACAAAAGAAGCGACTCAAAACTTAACAAAAGAAGATTTGTTTTTTAAGAACAATACATTAGACGCCTACAATAAAACACAATTTTATAAATCAAAAGATATATACAACAATCAAAACTTAGATTTATTTAATCAGTTAGATTTAGGCGTCTATGATAAAGAGATTTATAGTAGTGTGACTCTTGCAAGTTACACACAGAATGACCCTGTAGAAGTACACAAGGTACAACTACAAAAAGCACAGAGCAAAACTAATAAATTAAAATTAGAGTTGGAGGCTATGAAGAATGAAAATAATTGAAAAACTTAGTACATATGCGGCACTGATAGGAGTTATAGGTGCAATAGGTGGGGGTTTTTATACGTGGGGCCAGTTTAATTCAAGACTTGATGCAATTGAAGGTACGCCTCCAGTAAATTTATCACCATTAAAAGAAAAAGATAAGGAACTAGAAGCAAAGATTGATGATGCTTTATTGTATGCAAACGAATACAAAGTAGATTTAATTGATAGAATTAAAAAGGTAGATGATAAAATTGTACCTACAGATTTAACATTAGTATTTAAAGAAATAGGAAAAGTAAAAGAACAAATAGCTATGCTAGATATTCCAGAACCTTTTATTATACAACCTTTTATAGCACCTATTAATGAAACTATTAAAACTTTAGAAAGTTTAGTATCTGAACTATCTAAACAAATAGCTATTGCATTAAAAGAAAATGAAGTGCAAGATGCAGAAATAGAAGAAATAAAACTACAAAGTAAAAATCCATTAGGGGGTTAAGTGGCAAACGAAAGTTTAATGGCACAACAAATGCAAAAAGAAGAAGATGAGTATGTGCAAAAAGTTAAAAATTTACCAGTAACTAATTACCCCTCTCTTACTGGAATAGCGTTTGATTATGGAATGGGATATTTTGGTCGTAATCCACAAACATTACGTTCTAGTTACGCACAACCTTTTACATCAAAAGCAGAAGTAATGGGTAGTAATTTTAGAAACGCTATGAATAATTTAGATAGTTTTTCTTTTGATAGTTTAAAAGAATTTTTTTCAGAAGCAACTACTTCACCATTAAAGACATTAGTTCCAGACCCAAAATCTAGAGGAGAATAAATGGCACTACCAACTATAGAAAATGTAACTAATCAAATGCTAAATGAGTCTGTTAGAGAACAGCCATCAGTAGCAATGAAAGGTAATGTTACAAGACCAATGCTTGTAGCAGACTTGCTAAAAGCAATGCGTGATGTAAATTTTAGTCAGTTAATTAGTGAGTATGGAAGTATGGCAGGAATACGAAGTGAGGAAACAACACCTATGACAAAATCTTTAATGGCTGATGCTCCTAAAGTTCCTGCATCACCAAAAGATAGAACAGATTCAATGCAAAGAGTTGCACAAGCTCCAGTTGTAGATGAGATTGCAGAACCTATTAGCGTGCCAACACCTATGGCAGATGCTATGGCAAATCAAACTATGTCTCCAACAGGAACAGTTCAAGAACAAAATACAGGATTAATGTCAAATACTACGCAACAAATTGCGTAAATCTATATCAAATTTGTGAGAGTCTGCCTTACAATGATTTACAATAGCAGATACTAAATGAGCATAGTAGTCATCACCTAGCTCTTCTTGAACAGCTTGCACAGGTAATGACTCATGCCTTGTAATTAAATTACCATCATTATTTATTGACACCACAGTACTGAACAATATTGCTTCTTTACTGCTTGGTGTCATTTTTTTTGTCCGATTCTTTGACAAAAGTAGGATTTATTTTTGGGTCTAGTTTTGGAAGACTTGTTAAAACAGCAATACCTTGTGCTACTTCACCATAAGGTTTAGTAAACAAATACTTTAATACTGTATTTACTTGCTCTTGTGTAATTAAATAATTATTCATTCTTTCTCCTTAAATTTTATTTCTCCTGCTATAGCACTGTATGCCGCCATATCAACATATGTATCTTTACTAACTGCACCCAGTTTAGTACGAGCCATTTTTAATAACGCCATCATAATTGCTACATCATGAGCTTCTATTTCTATATCTAGATAGGCAGACCATAGCCTAGCTATATTATTATGGTTTTTAGTTTTGTCGCCATAATCCTTTTGTCTATCTGTACCAGATAACCGAATAGCTTCAGATAAAAATTGTTTTGTTTTCATACTGTAATTAAATCTTTTATAGGAACTAAATATCCTTTTGATGTTAAATTATCTCCTCCTGGCATAACTCTGTAGTTTTTACTAACTAATTTTTTTAATCTTGATAAAGGTATATGCACAGAAAATAAATGTGTATCTTTTGCACTTACAATTTTAAATATCCAAGTATTAGATTTACTTGTACGTATACCACTATCTTTTCCTCTTGATTGAAACTCTACATAAACATTGCCTGTTTTATGTGCCATTCTATCTGTTTTTAATTCATATTTCTCAAGAGATTTCATTACCATCTTTTCATGTTTCTTTCCATAAGATAAATCTTTTTCAAATTTAGTTACAGAAAAATCACTTTTTCGTAGTTCTTTTATATTATCACTTTTATTTTCTTTTATCTGTGTCTTGCTCAATGTAACCTCTTCTTTCTTTCTTCTAAAAAGTCTACTAAATCAGCAACTAAATCTTCTTTAGGATTAGATAATGAATCCATTCCTGCATCAAATATTAAATCTGGATTATCTAAAGCTAATTTAACCATCCCATGTGCTATTGTTAAAGCAATACTGTAATCATGTGAAACCATTGGTGTAGCAGGTTCTGTAATAGAACAACTAAATCCTTTTTCTGAAGGGTATACTGCTATAGTTATCCTAGCCTCTCTGTCTTCTCCATTCTCTATCATATTTTTCCTATCATTTTTAATAAATATTCGGCATCTATTATAGCTAATGGTTGCTGTTTATTCATTTTAATTATTCCAATTGGAGTCTCTCTCTTATCAGAATTTGATTTTGCTTGGTCTATTATATCATAAATACCTTTAAATGTCTCTTTGTTTTTACATTCAAAAGAGTATGGTATAATTTTCTTTGCAGTATTAGACAGTTTTATATCAGCACCTGTCTCTCCCATCACAGCACATTTAATATCATTACTATCTAAAAATCCATCATTAGAAAATATTTCTAATAACATATCACGAACCCAGTTCTGTAATCTTCTACCTTTTGCTTTTCTACTTCTAACTGTCGTCATGCTCTTCTTTCCTATTATCAACTTTAGTATACCAGTAATATTTTGGATTAATTGCTTTTGATTGTTGTTGTGGCAAGTATTCTAAATTTTCCCAACATGCTTTTTTATAAGCACAGAACGTGCACTCTCTACCTAACACTCTATTACCTGTAGGTTTTTTATTAAATGTTTCTTCTACATCTTCAAACAATCTTTTAAATGGTGCATCACTATTCAGTGTATGCAAATCTTTTTCTACTTGTTCTAATATTTTATTAGATTCTGCCTCATTATTAATTGGCGTTTCTAATACTGACCATTCTCCTGTAGATTTATTAATTACAATCCACCCACCAAAATCTTTTTCTGTAGCTTTTGCATACAGATATCCTTGTGCAAGATAGCCAAAACTATCATTTTTAGCAAGAGCTTCATATCCTGCTTCCTCTCCAAACTTATACTGAAACGAATAAGGAGACGCACTTTTTATATCCCATATCTTACCCATTATCTCTACATCATAAGTGCCATTTATTGAGTTATTTTTAAACGCATGCGTTACTTTTTCTTGCATGCTATCTATTTTAATGCCAGAAGATTTAAGGACAGCTACAGCTAATGCTTCTATTAAATCGCCTAATATAAATCTCATCTTAGAATTGTAAGAAGGAGTCTCTGCTTTTGCACCCATCTTTTCCATTTGTAATTGACAAAGGGGTCTACCAATAGAACTCATACGAGGTCTAAATTCTTTATCTCTTTCTTCAGAAAATTGTTTTATAAATGCTTGTTTACAGGCTTCGCCAAACTCATTTACGATAGTGCTAGAAATAGGAACAGAGGCCTTATTGGCCTCCGTTAAAAATAATTGTACTCTGTTTAAAATACTAGACAAGCTATGAAGCCAACACCATTTCGGGGTCATCTTCCATTTCATTAATTAC